TATAAGAAGGGTGATGAAGGAAAGGCCCGGTCGGTGGAGGAAGAAGCAGCAGCAAAGGCTCGGGCCCAGGCTTCGCAGAATCCCAGCCGTAACCGGTTCTGGCTTGCGCCGAACAAGAGTGCGAAGGTCACCTTCCTCGATTCGGAAGGCTTCTTCTTCAGAGAGCATCAGCTGTATCTGAATGGCTCATGGTTGAACTGGGAAACCTGTCTTTCCGATCTGGGCGAGGAGTGTCCTCCCTGCGAGGATGGTCGTAAGTACGCATACGTTGCCGCGTTCACGATCATCGACCATTCCACCTACAAGGATAAGAAGGGCAATGACGTGAAGGCCAGAAAGAAGATCATTGTTCTTAAGGCCGGTGCCCGGAATAAGGTTCTCAAGCAGAAAGAGCGGAGGGACGGCGATCTTCGGTATTGCATGTTCGAGATTTCCAGATTTACGGAGAAGGAGTGCAGCACCGGAGAGGACTTCGAGTTTGTTGGTCGTGTCAATCCCGAGGAGCTGAAGGAGCTTTGCCCTCCCGGGACCGATCCCGACGAGTGGTTGAGGCCGTTTAATTACGAGGAGATTTTCAAACCCAAGACTCCTGCGGAACTCAGGAAGGCACTAGGCATGGCCGATCCTGTCGGCTCCAAGGAGAATATCAAGGACCCCCTTCCCGGCAAGGAGGCCCGTAACCCGTTTGAGCGCAAGGATGCGCCTTCGAAAGAAAACAGGTCCTTAAAAGAGCTACTCTAATGTACGTTGACAAGGCCGAATACTCTGATTGCCTCTGGCTCCCGAAGGATGGGCTCGATCTCGAGTATCTGCGCCAGAAGTTTACGCTGATTCCTCGGTTCGACAATCTTTTGCCTCTTGAGATCTTCAGGGAAGACGACAATCGAATTGGACTGCCTCGGCATTCCAAGGAGATTCTCCCATTTCCTGTCGCGGATCTCGAAGATCTGAGGATAGCGGGGCATCCCGTGGATGTTCGATTCACACAGGAGCTCAGACCCTATCAGGTGCCTGTTGTCGAAAAGGCCCGTACCCTTCTTTCGAGCGGAGTAGATGATTTTATCATTCACGCCGGAACAGGATCGGGAAAGACTGTCATCAACCTGTATATCTGGGCTACCTATATCAAGCGAACAGCGCTTGTCATCGTGCCGAAGACTGACCTTTTGGAAGGAAAGAATGGATGGATCGCAAAGATCAAGAAGTTCACTAACATCCCTGAGGAGAGGATCGGTGTTGTTCGACAGGATACCTGTGAGTTTGAGGGCAAGGATATTGTGGTTGGCATGATTCACAGTCTGTGCAAGGACAAGTATCCAGAGGAATTCAAAAGGTATTTCGGCCTTGTCATCTTTGATGAGCTGCATAAGCTCGGAGCACAGTATTTTTCTCGGGTTGGAGGCATGTTTCCAGCCCAGAGACGTATCGGATGCACAGCTACCCTAAGGAGGCAGGACGGCCTTATCAGGGCGTTCTACGATCATCTTGGCAAGCAGGTAGTGACTCAGGAATTCAGCGATAATCCTGTTCCTCGTGTCATCTCTGTTGAGTACGAGGACGGAACGGCATTTGTTCCTGAGGGCATAATGGATAAGATCAATCGACGAGGGTTTATCATTAAGAGACTTTCAAGGAACAAGAACAGAACGGCAATGATAGCGTCCTTTGTCCGGGATTTGGTGGACTCTGGGCGCAGAACCCTGATCCTCTCAGAGAGGATACCTCATGTTATGGAAATAAGAGACTTGTTGGTGGGAAAGTACGGACTTTCTCCCGAGGATGTCGGCGTGTATATCAGCAAGACCAGTGATTCCGAAAGGGACAGGATTTCCGAAGAGTGTCCTGTTATCGTCGCTACGACATCCATGATGTCTCTCGGCACGGACATTCCTACCCTTCGTGCACTTCTATTTGCTACTCCACTGGCTGACGTGGAGCAGGCTATCGGACGGATTTGCAGGATCGGTCCCGAGATAGAGCCTGTTGTCGTGGATATTCTTGATGTGGGATATAAGGACGCGGAAAACTGGAATCGGGCGAGGTCTTCCTTCTATGCACGAAAGAACTGCACCGTGCAGAAATTGAGTATGAAGGGGGTGAGCTTTAGATGAAGACCGAAGCTGAAAAAAGGGAATACAACCGTCAGTACTACGCCAAGAAGAAGGCGGAGATTAACCGAAGGCGGCGCGAGCGGTACTGGGAAGACGAGGCTCATCGGAAGGGCCTTCAGGACGCTGCCCGGACACGGTACAGGACCCTTTATTCCAGTGTGGACAAGCATGCGGGGTATACCGTCAAGAGGAAGGATGGTGTCCCCCTGTTTTCCATTCAGTATGCGGCCGGCGTCATGGGAAGGAGTCCCGAGATGATTCGGGCATGGGAGAAGAACGGACTGATTCCTAAAACCTCCTACACAGATAGCCGTGGCTGGCGCCTTTACACCTCCGATCAGATTGATCTGCTCGGAATAGCCATCAAGAATTTCAAGTCCAAGCAGTGGGATAAGGACATGGTCAAGAAGTTTCTCTCTGAGAACTGGCAAAGACCGTAAGGAGGTTCCAATGGACGAAGATAAGATTGAGGCGGCAGAAAAGCCAGGGTGTGTTGAGTCGAGAGAGGCGTTCCTGGAGGTGTCGAAAACAGCTCTGGGGCAGGAAGAGGTTTCTACTGAGAAGATTCGTGTGAGGCCCTTCCTGTCTCATCCTGCTGTTGTGTCGGTCAAGGCAGGGGCAACGATCAATCTGGGGAACTACGAATCCGCCAGAGTGGATATTATGCTCTCCTTTCCTTGCTATCCTGAGGAGATCGATCAGATTTTCGACAAGGTGAAGGACTGGGTCGATACTCGGATGGCCAAGGAGTACGCCACCATGAATGAGTACCGGAATAAGAAACAAGGAGGGTGAGGGTGGCGACATTGGATGAGATTCTCGCAAGAGGGGACAGGAAATACGGGAAGGGCACATATCTGACGGGATTCACCCGCGGACATGACTATCCGAGGATACCAACAGGTATATTCTCATTGGACTATGCTATCGGAGGAGGGTTTCCGGTAGGAGTGACTTCCTCGCCTTATGGCCCTCCCGGCGGCGGAAAAACATTGGTTCTCACTCGAGCGTGCGCGGGAGCACAATCCATTTGTTGGAAGTGTTTTCAGTATCTCTGGGATTGCAAATGCGCCAAGAAGGATTCCCGCAAGGTGGTATGGGTCAGTACAGAGCTTTTTGATATTGCTTGGGCAAGGATGCTTGGGGTGGACTCCAGCAAGGAGAAATTTGCGGTAGCCGAGCCTGATACCGGAGAGCAGGCGGCAGATATTATTGCCGAGTGTCTTCGAGCTGACGATGTGGGTCTTGTGGTTCTGGATTCTCTTGCCATGCTCACCCCGCAGGCAGAACTGGACGCTTCTGCAGCGGACGATATGGTGGCTGTCCAGGCACGGCTCATTGCAAGAATGATTCGACGAATCAAGACAATCCTCATTCAGGAGAAAAAAAGAGATCATAAGGTTGCCTTTATTGCGACAAATCAGGTGAGAGCAAAGATCGGAGGGTTTGGCAGAGGCCCCCAGGAAGAAGTACCTGGCGGCTTTGTATCGAAGCACGATTGGCATCTCACTTTTCGCATGTCTCAGGTGAAGTCAGCGGATATTGACAAAGAGACAGAACTTCCTGTTAACGCACGCTTTAAGGCGTCCATGGCTGCTATGGGAAATAAGAGAAAGATATTCACCCTCTCAGGAGCAGCCGAGTTCTATGCTACCGTGTCTGACGGCGGAGAACTGGTGAAGGGGTCTATTAACGACTATCGGACCGCTTTTCAGTATGCCGAAACCGCAGGACTGATCGGAAGGGATCCGTGGTCGTTCAGAGGAGAGACTTTCAGGCTGAAGAGCGACATCATGGAGTCTTGGTACGACAACGAGAAGTTTCTGTCGGCCAAGAAGTTTATCATTGACCACTATATCCAGAAGGCAAAAGAGAACGAAGAACAGGAATCGTAATGAATCTGCTCTGTACTTGCGGGAAGGGTCTGTATGTGGATCAGTATAAGCGCAACCAGATACTCAGCGGCTATCCCGTGTTTTGTTGCTCGGAATGCTTTCTTCAGCATGTCAAGCAGCTGCCTTCGGTCGTAGGGGCCCCGGAATACCGGCGTTCTACGATCAGTCAGCCCCACGAACGATGGGATTCTATAACAAAGGGGTTTTATAGGTCGTGGTACGAAGTCTTTCTGGCACGATGCTTTTCTGAAGAGGGTATCAGGTTCGAATACGAGGGGTATACTATAGATCTGAACGGTCCTACGTATACCCCCGACTTTTATCTCCTTGACAAAGGCGTCTTCGTGGAGACTAAGGGGATGTGGCTTTCAGCGTCAAAAAAGAAGCTTAAGATGGCGCTCTCGGCGGGTCACCGAGTACTCCTTCTCCCCGCATACTTGGAGAAGGATTTCCGCAGGAAGTACAGGATTTCAGCAGACAATATGGCAAAGGCGAGTCATCTATGAAGTTTATCAAGGAAAATACCCGATTGGTCAGAGTGGAGCGGGTCGAGCCACTG